AATGGCGACAGGTTGATAAATATTTGACTAATGTTCATCTTTGATGCTTCACTACATTAAAAATTGGTCGTTGTAGTTTGCACTTGTCGCATTCTCTATAACCGCGACTTTGATAAATACGCCAGTGATCGTGCTTGCATTCACTCTGTACTGGCGTTAACGCTTCAACTGGTTTTACTAATGGCACATCCATAAACCCACCAAAAATAAACATCCAACATAAAAAAACAAAGCCGCCATATCATCAATCTCCATCAGCGTACTCCACCAGAAAACAGACGATCATAACCACAATGCCTGTCCAAAAAATCAATTCGCCCATTGTTCCTCCTCCTCTAATGCACGAAGCATTAATTTTAATTGCTGGATCTCTTTTAAAAGATCTAATTTAACCTTTTTGAGTTCCTTTTTGTTTTTCTGTGCCATTTGCAGGCGACTATAAACTTCATCTTTGGTCATCGCGTCACCATCTCCCCACGAACATTACGTTCCATTTCATACACGGAGTAAATCTTGTTGTCATGAATGATAAATTCACCAATACTGGTTTTAATTACTTCATAGTAATGGCGATGCATAGTTGCTACTGCTACAAATCCAACCAAGCCACCGGCTACAAATGATGCAATTAAGCACCAAATTATTGCGTTGTCTTTCATTCTACCACTCCCGTTGCGTTGTCATTGCAGATAGCAGTAATGATTCTTGTCGGTCTTTTGCTCATTTGATATGCACCAACAGCAAACTGCCATTCCTGTTGCGCATTAGCACATGCCTGGCGGCTATCGTAAGGTATTGTTGTTGTTGTATAGGCAATGCGTTCAACTTGCGTTGTATGGCCTTTTTTGTCGATTGTGGTATCGACTGTTAAAAATGATAAAGTTAGTAAAAGAGTTGCGCTCATGACTATGCCTCAAATTGTGATGTTGATTGATTAAGAATTTCCAGCTCTGCATGAATCTGTTTGCTGACTGTTTCAATAAACGCTTCCTGCTCATCCTTATCTGGAATGGCATGGGCAATGAAGCTAAGTCCACGCACAATCTCTGTGCAAACCAACGCCACATTGTGCGCTGGATCTTGTGAGTTGATTGCTTCTGCAATCATTTGGTTTATTGGGTTCATCATCTCATTGCCTTCTTTAAAATTTTACGGAGCCTGGTGTTTTCTTCCATTGCTTTGGAATGGAGTTTTGCCATCGCTAAAAAAAGCGCAAGCATAATCAAATAGGCAACATTGCTGTCGTCTAGGAACTTTATAAATTCAATCATCTTAGTATCTCAAAAAAAGCCACTCGTCTTAGCGGCAGAGGTAGGAGTATTCGTTAAATCAGATCACGCAATTTGTAATCTGAGTGGAAATTGTCAATGGTGGTAGCACCATTATATATTTCAATAAAATTGTCATCGATATGCTCTGCGACAATGTCGAGCAGTCTTTCTGATGGCTTATTAACTGGATCGCCATCTTCATCAAAGATGGCAATGTTTTCAATATCGATTTCTCTTTCATCTTCTGCTTCGTGATGAAATGTAGCTTCTCTAAAGCTACCAGTTATTAACACTTTGACCTCAGCGGTCAATTCATAATTGTCATGCGTGACAATTTGGAAAGTGATTTGTTCATACATAACACCTCCTACACAATAGCAGCAAGCATCACTGATGCTTTGCGTGGAAAGTGATGCCCATCGCGTTTGATGGTGTTAACAGTCGCAACTGCACCAGATGCAATTGCTTGAGCGTGGGTGCGGAATGCAACCCACTGAAAAGATCCGTTTTGGTTAACGAATCCGCATACTGTTGTGTGTTTTTTGTTCATGTTGTTTACTCCTAAAAAGTTGGGCGAACTGGGCGCATGTTTACGCCCAGTTTTTTTTGTTATTAGATTAGTTTAAATGAAACCAATCTTTGTTCTTTAGCAAGCATTTCAAGAACACTTGAAATTTGGTTTATTGCAATTTCGCAAATTTCAATTTTTCCGCTTTTGTATTCAATTCTTACGTTTACTTTCATGATTATTACTCCGATTTAGTTATTTTATTATTGTTTCGCCTTCTTGAAAGCGTGGTTAAATAATAGCATACCTGTTCACGAAGTAAACATATTTTTTTATATTTTAAACAATAGAATCTAGGAATGCGCTGTAAGCCGCGTCATATCCCAGTGCAACACAAACAAACGCACCGGCATCGTGTGCGGTTTTTAGATATTCAAGTTGCATCGGTTGCCACTTTGACTTGGTGTGATCCTGCCGTTTCATCTCGCAAACAAACGCTCTGCGGGTTGGAATAATAATGTCTGGTGCGCCTTTGGTCATCCCTTCGGCTTTCTGTCGTGCTACCTGCTCCCAGGATCGCTTGCCTTCGTTTCTGATGTGCGTTGCAATTACTCCATAGGTGTCTGGGTATTCACGTCGCAATTGTGCAAAAAACGTAATTGCTTCGAGCGTTTCGCTTGGACAGTCACCACGATAAGCTGTGTTGCCATATACTTTAAGCCAAGGGGGGAATTTCATCTTTTCTAAATCCTAAGTTGTAATTGTATATTTTGTAGAAGTCGCCCACTTTTTGATAAGTGACTGTGGCTGGCTTTACTTTGCCATTAAGCGTAACAGCAATAAAACTGTTGTAGTCGCGCGTAATTTTTGGCGTAAAAAAAACGGTAAACGTTCGCCATGCAGTCGTAAATTCAACTCGCAAACACTCGTTACCTGCTTTGCTAATGGTTGGCTTAACTTTCATATCAAGCACTTCATCGGTATGTGATTGATATGGATCACTCTTTCGTTTACGATATTCACGCACTAACTTTTCATTGGGATCAATCAACTCCTCTTTGCACGATCTGCAATACCGTGCCGTGATGTCGTTACCTTCACCACATTCATGACATGGTTTGCAACTCCATTTATAGTCGCAGTAATCTGACTGGCAAGCTCTGCCGTAATGCGCAGGAAAAAATCCATACTCCGTTACAATTCGATTGCCTTGCAAATCGACAAAATAGCCGTTGTCATCTATGCCAAAACCAGCGTCGTTATCTCTGGGTTTAAACTCATTTAGTGTTCCGCATTTCTCACAACGCGCAATCAGATATTCACCGTCAAACTCCACGCTGTTAATTGTTTTTATGTTTGGATTAAAAACGTCACCGTCGGGTGAATGACGATCAACATTTTCTGCGTAGTCTAAGACTAAGCAATCTTCTTTTCCGTCGCTTAGACGCAAACCTCGTCCAATCATTTGCTGTAGAAGTGCGGCTGACTCGGTAGCGCGTAGAAGTGCAATCACGTCACAGTGTGGTGCGTCAAAACCTGTGGTAAGCACAGCGACGTTTACCAGGTATTTAATAATCTTGGCTTTGAACTTGAGCAAAATAACTTCACGCAAACCAGCAGGTGTGGATCCAGTGACAATCTCAGACAATTCTGGTGGTAGTGACTGCATGATCTCACCAGCGTGTTGTACTGTCGCTGCAAAAATAATCACACCTTCTCGGTTTTTTGATTGTGCAATCACATCCGCCACAATCTTTGAAGTCAATCTACCTTTGCCGTGATATGCACGATCAACGTCTTCCTTTGAAAACTTACCCATGCCGTTTAGTTGCATGTCGCGCGTTTCATAATGTTCGCTGTGGATCTCTCCCACAACAGGTGGACACAAATAACCTTGGCTTATCAAGTCGCGTGCTGTGACCTTGTAAATCAATTTATGAAAGTACGGCTCACGACTCTTGTTTTCGTTCAAGGCCACATTACGCTCGTCATACTTGTAAATGTAGCCGGTATTCATACGATACGGTGTCGCTGACAAGCCAATGACACGCAGACGCTCATTGAATACCTGTAGCTGTTCAATGATATGTATGACGGTTGGCGTGATCCGATGGCATTCATCAATAATGACTGTACAAAATTGACTGCCAAAGCGTTCGATTTGATTCTTGATGCTGACAGGCGTTCCAACTACTAATGGATGTTTGAGGCACGTTTCACCAACACTTGCAGAAAACAACGACACTTCATTTCCTGTGGCGCGGATCTTTTCAGCATTTTGTTCAAGCAATTCCTTGCTCGGAACAATGCACAGCACATGTTTGCCTTTGCTTACCTGGTGCAATGTGTTGGCAATCTCAGCAACAATAATGGATTTTCCTGCGCCTGTCGGTAGTTCAAGAACGCAGGATTCCACATTTTTGCGTACCCATGCAATCGCTTTATCGTGCGCATGCTGTTGGTATGGGCGCATTTTTTGTTTCATGACAACTTCCAATACTCTGTTGGTTCACCGGTAAAAGCTGTGAGATCTGCATTCGGCAATAATTCTTTGATGGCTTTAGCATAGCTAACAGATCCCTTCTTAACCACTTTGGTTAATTTGTGACCATCAATCTCACTGTCTTTATTATCACAGCCATTCACGATTTCTTGCAATGTTGTTTTGGCTAATTCTTCAAGCGACGCGATCTGCGCCTTGAGTTCAAAATAATATTTAACCTTGTCGTCCAAGCCATCAACCGTTGCATGTTTTGGTGCAAGATGCACAGCAGAATTGTTGTAACGCTCTGTTAAGTATTCTTCGTAGAATGCCAAAAGTTTTGGCAGGTTTTCTTTAATCCATATGTCATCGTAATCAACCATTTCAGTTGATGATGTAAACGGACTCCATTGGTAAAAGATGCACGTTTTTCTGCGCGTTACAAACAATTGGATTTGAATCTGCGCATAGTAATGCGGTTGCTCTGCAATTGTTTTAAAAGCAGGTTCCGTCGCATTGCGCAAACTAAATGGGCATTTAATCTCAATCAAGTGATCGCCAACAAATCCATCGGGTGATGCGCCTAGCCACACATCAAATGGATGAAATCCAGTATCCTCAATCGTGCTACCAGTTTCCATTTGAAAATCTAGTTTTGCCATGTCTTCATGAAAAGTGCCGTACTCAGTAGCACTGTTTCCTTTAAACTCTTTTTCCGCATTGTGCCATTCACGCACCATTGCACGCATCACATCTTTGCGTTTTTGGTTTGGTGATAAGTTAAGGATTGCACCCACTGATGATGCTGTTACACGTCCACGTCTTAACGCAAACCATTCTTCTGTTCTTTGTTCAATCATTGTTGATTACCTTTGGTGGTTGCACGTCCCTGTGCGTTAAATTGGTTAATTAAAAAGGAACGTCCGAATCGTCAAACACGTCATCAACTGGTGCTGCTACAACTTTAGGTGCAGGAGCTGGTGCAGGTTCTTCTGTTGTGCGTGGTGATACTGCGCCAATGTAATTGCCCGTCTTGTCATCAATACTCCAGATAAGAATCTTAATCAGCATGGTTTTACCAGTTAACACTTGAAGTGTTTCATTGGTTGGATCTTTATCCAGTTTTGCCAACTTACCGCCAGCGTTCTTGTCGATGTTTGCAAGCATCGATTTTGCTTTGTCTGCTTTTTTTGGATTGTTATCCCAAACGCGCACTTTTTGAAATATTTTGCGATTTTTAAATGCGTCGGGTTTAACAATAGTCCACTCGACATTGATGTACTCATCACCTTGAAACTGCTCAATTGATGGTTTAGTAATGATTGCCATCGCTGTTGTGCCATCTGGAATAAGCTCATAGCTTGATGATGCCTCAAATTTTCCAGTTGCTTCTGTTGCCGCTGACTTGCCTTCGCTTGTTGTCCAAAAACTCATTGTTATACTCCTGCTTGATTAATAAATTGCGCTAAAGGATTAACGCCATACTGTACAAAAATGTCATCAACTAAACCCATACGGTTTTTGCTAACAGATGACGCTTGGCTTGTGCATTGGATAATGCGCTCACCGCTACTTGTTGCCTTTGTTTTTTTCTTTTCATCGGTCATAACAAAAGTTTCAAGACGCAGATAGCCAACAAAGTCCACATCATCGATGTAATGACTTTGCGATTTTTTTTCCATTTTCATACCAAATTGCTGATATTGATCCGCATCTGGTAGACTTATTGTGTTAAGTTCAGCGTGTGACAAAAACACAATGTTCATGTCTTTTTTGTCCGTTAAAACTTGGCAGGCTTTACGCACACGTCCGTGCATAGAGCCAAGAGCTTGATAACCAGCACCATAACCACCTAATGCTGTGGCAAGTGCTTTAGCGTTGTTGTCGCCTTTTGTAATGTCATCAATAAACAAACGATCCAGTTTGCTTACTGAGTCAATTACCAATGTTTTGTATTGGTGATCTTCTTTAATCAACGCTAAAAGTTGATTGTAAATGTCGCTTCCAGTTTCTAAGATTGGAAATGCGTCTGGCATTGCATCAGCAGGAATTGAAGACAAGCCATCTTCAGCTCTAATAAAAATTGGCGCAGGAAACGTATTAGCCAAAGACGTTTTGCCTGTGCCAGCACCGCCATAAATAGTAAACAAACGATATTTGTTTACGGGTTTTGTAATGCTATTAAGTAAGCTCATTGTTGTATCTCCACATTGGGAATTAAAAAAAATATCTTTACCGAGGTTGCTATTATCCGCACGCTGTTTATAATGTCAACATATTTTTTTATAACTTGAACAAAAGGAAATGACAATGCTTACACCAGACGAGATTAAAAACAAACTAAAACCCATGAATGTGAGTGAAGTTGCACGCTCAACCGACATATCGCGTTTGACGCTACATCGCTTTATCCATGACATTGAAAAGCGTACTACTTACGACATGATCAAAAAACTTTCAGACTACTTGGAATCGTTATGAGTCAAGAATTACTCGATGCAATCCGTGCGGTTGGATTTAATCCTCCGCCATATATAAAGAACTCAGCCATCACAAGATTCCAGACGACTGGCAAGGACAAGTCGGGATGGGTATCCATGTTCGCTGATGGTAAAGGCGCAGCATTTGGCGATTGGAAATCGGGTGAGGTTCACTATTGGTTTTTAAACGGTCAAGCATCAGCGAGCGATTATGATCGCGAAGAAGCACTAAAGAAAGCCAAGGAGGAGCGTGACTTTGCTTACGCATCTGCGGCTTTTAATGCACAAGAGCTTTACGCCAAGTTACCCGCACTTGAAAGCCATGATTACTTAACACGCAAGAACATCAAGGTTGATTCTGGTTTGCGTTTGTATGCAGATCGTCTTGTTGTACCTGTATATGGCGCAGACGAGCAGATCCAATCATTGCAATTTATTGCAGCAGACGGTGAAAAGCGTTTTTATACCGGTGGAAAGATGCAGGGTGGTTACTATGTCATTGGAAATCTGGGCGACACCGTTTTGATCGCAGAAGGTTTTGCAACAGGTATGACACTGCATGAAGCAACCGGTCACTGCGTAGTCGTTGCGTTCAATGCCGGAAATCTCAAACCAGTGTGCGACATGATCCGAAAAGAATATAAAGGTCGGGTGATTATCTGCGCTGACAATGATGTGTCGGGTGTTGGCGTTGAGAAAGCCAAGAAGTGTGGGGTTGACGTGCTGTATCCACCAGTCGTGGGTGAAGACTTCAACGACATGGCAATTAACAATGGCTTGGACTCGGTACACAAGCTGATATGTGGACGCAAACAAGAGTTGTTTGTGTCTGTGCAGGAATTAATGGCTAAGATGAAGCCAGCCGATTGGGTGATAAAGGATGTGCTGGAACGAGGATCCAGCACACTCTTGTTTGGGGAATCTGGCGCGTGTAAATCTTTAGTTGCTTTAGACTGGGCGTTTTGTATTGGCACAGGCATATCTTGGCACGGACGAATGACGAAGAAGGGTCTAGTCATCTACATCGCGGGTGAAGGTCATCGTGGTTTAGCTATGCGTATGCAAGCACTAAAACAGAAATACAGTCGTGATCCAGATAACATCTATTTTAGCACAAAATCCGTGAACATGTTGAGTGCAGATGCGGTGCAACAAATCATCCAGATCATTGCCGAGATTACCGATCAAGAACCCTACGCCATTTTTATTGATACATTGCACAGAAACATGCATGGTGACGAGAACTCCAGTGAAGACATGGCAATGTATTTATCCAACATCGAAATGCTCACAAAGAAGTACGCCAGCGCAATTGTGACAGTTCACCATAGTGGTCATGGCGATAAAGGTCGTGCGCGTGGTAGCAGTGCAATTAAAGCCGGTATGGATGCAGAGTTTTGCATGACAAAGAAATCCAAGATGGAAGTGACGTTCTCCTGCACCAAGTCGAAAGACTTTGCGGCAGGTAGCAATATGGAATTTGGTTTGAAGATTGTGCCGCTGGAAGGGGAATGTTTTTATGATGATTACTTGCAAGAGCAAATTGATGGTGTTTATTTAGAATATGTTGGTGTCGCCCAAGAAGAAACCACATTGAAACCATCGTCCCAAAAATGTTTGGACGGTCTAAAAAAAGCTATTTCTGCAACGCAAAAACTGGGTGATGGGCGCACACTTTTGGGTGAGAGGGAATATGTGGTGTCAATTGATGAGTGGCGACCATTTGCTTATGAGGAAATCAAAGGGAATAACAGCAAGTCAAACTCCAATCGCTTCAACGAAGGACTAAAAGACCTTGTAAAACAAGAGCTTGTACGACATGATGCTGGGTATTATTGGTTAAACAAAGATGTCCCGTGATTCCCGACTCGTCCCAAACGGGATTCGGGACAGTCGCCCATTATAGTCCCGCCCGTCCCACACTCCCTTTAGGGAGTGGGAGGACGGGAACGGGAATGGGAAGGGAATGTAGATGGGAACATTTTTTCTGTTTGTGATATAATTTTTTCTAGGTTGTGAAAGACCTGCTAAAAGATGAATGATTAAACAAAACCGAATTTATAATCTGAGCCGCTATCATTCACGGCAACTTTCACCAGATTAGAAAGACGGTTTTTTTTATGGGGAAAGATAATGGATCTAAGAGATATTTTTGCGGCACATGCGATGGAAGGATTATTGGCAGGTAGGGAATATGTGGCGATTGAAAGCGTTTCAAATCTTGCATATATTATTGCAGATAGTATGATTGCTCAAAGAGTAGCACCAGAGCATCCCGAAGACGAAGAATAAGTTTATGCCCACCACAAGCCAGTATTTTTATTTTTGGCGATTTATCAATGGCTGGTTTGTGGCTTGGGTTTAATTATGTTGACAGCTTGGAAAGACAAGCACTATCAATAAAACAATATGGTTTTGTCACGATGATAACGTGCGCTAAGAGAGTCTAATCAGCTACACCATGTTGTTTTATTGATAGTTAATGTGCAGGCTGATGCACAGCGGTAATGGCACGTCGGTGCAAATAGGAAACTTGGGAGTGGTTGAAAGTACACCACCAAATAACACTAAGCCGGAGTTCAGCACCGGCAACTATCAGATCCTTGTTTAGTCGCCCGCTTAATCAATCTTGTACCGTAGGAAGTTTGGAATTGATTAAATGGGAGTTTTTACACCACGTTGTTTGCATCAATGACGTGGTGGTTTTTGCTATCACTAAAAGCATTGCTTGTAGCGTACCGCAATTCGCAACCTTGCAGCCTTTAAAGTGGATAAGTCGCACTAGCTACGCGATCCACACGGGTTACGGCTACTGGTAACGGTAGTCTACTAATGACATAGGGCAGATTAGAACTGATTGTCATGGGGTAGTAAACAGTGCTTTTAGTGATAGTGTGGAAACTATCAATCGGTTAGTTGCATTTCCGAGTTACTCCACGACGTACATAGCTGCACACTGTGTACGTCACCTAACTTTATAAGTTAAGCGTCCTTTTGAATTTTAGGGTGCTTTACTTATGGATTTATTTTTAGTGCAATCGAGAGGTGGCAGATGGCAAAAAGGGCAACTATAGAGGACTGGAGCAAAGCGCAGGTGCTTTTTGAGATCGGCAAGAGCTTAACCGAAATTCAAAATGAGCTGGGTATTGATCGTGCGACAATCTCAAAAAGAGCAAAGGCAGAAGGATGGGAAAAACAAAAACTTCAACACCTTGTGATAGATTCTGTGCGGGTTCAGTCAGAAATTTCAACTTTAACTTCAACAGCAAAAGACATTGTTGAACATGAAATTGATGATAGGCTTAAGCATTTAGAGTTCTTCAAGCGTTCAACGATGAAAAACTTATCAACAATGATGCGAAAAGTGGATGAAACTTTGACCATTCAAGAGCATAGCGCAGCACAAACTGCACTGCAAAAAGGAAAGGAAACGATTCTCGGCAAAGATATTGATACCGCCATTCAGATCAACAACACGCAACAAACCGCTGGTGACTTTAAAGGGTTGAGCGATGATGAACTGGATACGATGCATGCGCTACTTCAAAAGGCGAGTGCGTGACACTGCTCGAAAAGGTTAAGGCTGAGAAGGCACGACGCGCGGCTTCGGCATCTTTATACGAATTTGTTAAACAGTCATGGCATGTGGTTGAGCCTGGCATTCCGTTTATGGAGTCATGGCACATCGAGGAGATCTGCGAGCATCTTGAAGCAGTCAGTGCTGGCGAGATACATCGACTGCTAATCAACATTCCTCCGCGTCATTCTAAATCAACGATTGTGTCAGTGATGTGGCCTGCATGGGAGTGGATCACAGATCCTGCGCAGAAGTTCCTATGCGCGTCATACTCTGGCACGCTGTCAACACGCGACAACTTGAAGACACGACGATTGCTACAGTCACCCTGGTATCAAGAACGCTGGGGCCATATGTTCAAGTTTGCTGGCGATCAGAACGCCAAGCAACGCTTTGAGAATGACAAGACAGGTTATCGACTCGCAACGTCTGTTGGTGGTACAGCTACTGGTGAGGGTGGTTCGCGGTTGATACTGGATGATCCTCACGGTGCGCAGGCAGCTCAGTCTGAGGCGATGCGCGAGTCTGATCTCGAATGGTTCGACATGGTGTGGTCAACACGTCTTAATAATCCAAAAACCGATGCGATGGTGACGGTCATGCAACGTCTGCACGAGCGTGACATCAGCGGTCATATCTTAAA